TACCATGTACGGTAACGTCAACCTCAATTTGTCAGGTGGCAACAGGTACAAGGCAGAAGTGTCAGAAGATACGGTGGAGATGACAGAGTTGTGGTGCTGGTGCGATGACAGCAAAGATTACCGCGTAGTCACAAAGGCAGATCCAGACATCATTATTTATGACCGTCCAGGTGAGCAGCTGTTCATCAAAGGTGAACTTCCCTTTATTCAAGTTTGTCCTAATCCCTTGTATGACTACTACTGGGGTGCAAGTGAAGTGCAGCGCCTCATATATCTGCAGCAGCTGCGAAACAGACGCATGACAGAGATCCTAGATATTCTGTCCAAACAGGTATCTCCCCCTACAGCTCTGATTGGATTTACAGGCATCTTAGATGAGAAGAACTTTGCTCTTAACCGAGCTGGTGGCTTGTTGTCTACAGATATGCCAAATGCCAAAGTAGAGAAATTGGCTCCCACTATGCCACCAGATCTCTTTACCGAGATCAGAGAAGTGGATGCCATGTTTGAAGAGGCATCTGGTATCGGTAACGTACTCTCTGGTAAGGGTGAGGCGGGTGTACGGTCTGCGGGTCACGCCTCTCAACTGGCTAGACTTGGATCTTCCAGGACAAAGAAACGCGCCCTGGTGATCGAGGACAGTCTAGAAAAACTGGCTACCCTGTACCTCAAAGCAATGCAGCTCTATGATGACACGCACTTCAGAGACACAGCTGGTCACCCGTTCATTGCAGAACAATTCACGAAAAACTTTACTGTGAAAGTGGATGCACATAGCAACTCCCCCATCTTCATGGAAGACAACAGACAATTGGCATTTAACTTACTCAAAGCCGGTGCAATCGATAAAGAGTCTTTGCTAGACCTGATCGAGCCACCTATGAAAGAGGAGTTAAAAGATCGCCTAAAACGAATGGAGGAAAAGAAAGCTGGGCAACCCCCAGCTCCTCCCCAAGTCAAAGAGGGCAAACCTGATCTTAAAAAGGTTGGATAATGGCAACAAAGAATGTCGGTGGACCCCAAACACAACCCAGAGCAGACCAGCCAAGAGTCAGTTCAGACACTTTAAGAAAAGAAAGTTCTGGACCAGGATTGACATACAGGCAAACTGGTGTTAAAAACGCAACTGGAGGTAGGACACAACGGTCTTACACCAGAAGTTAGTGCTAACTCACAAAGGATCTATCATGTACAGAACAGCGCGTAAAGGTAAAAAAACCAGACGGTAAAAGTTTCTTTTGCAAAGAAGAAAAGGGTGTGGCTTACTTCCCTAAAAATAGTTCGCCTCCTCTCAACCTAGGAGTGACATCATGCGTAAAGCACGTAAAGGTCGTAAGTCACGTAAGTGATTTCTGTAGCGTTTTGGGAGTTTCGACATAAAAACTCCCACCTATTGACAAGAAGTTAGTAAGTGGTTACAAACTAGGGCAAGGAGAGAAGTAATGAGCGTACCGCAAGATAAGTTGATGGAGTTGATGAGTGGACCTAGATCCGCTGGTACGCCTGTGCCTGTTCCTCCAATGCCACCAGGCGGTATGCCTGATGCAGAAACACCTCCAATGGGTGCGCCTATGTCTACTCCAGAGCCAAAGATGGGTTCTAAAGAGGCATCCATGATCAATTTGGGTATGGCTCAAGACTTACTTGAGCAAGCCCTGGCAAATATTGGCAGCAATACAGAAGAAGGCAAAGCCGTTCTGTCTGCTATCTCCACACTCAATAGAGTGCTTGGACCGCGAAAAAACAAAACAAACGAATTACAGCAATCTGAAATTATCCAGATGTTGCAATCATTACCCCAGGCGGGTGGTGCAACACCTGAGAGCAAATCAATTGCTGCAGCACCTCCCCCTGGTATGACACCACCTGGTGGTGGAATGCCTCCCCCACCTCCACCTCCTGGTGGAATGCCCCCACCCCCAATGTAATAGGAGTTATCATGGATTTATTCAAACCTAGAGGTGCAGCTGCACCACGCAGACCAACAGACAACAATCAAAAAAATGGTGTAGTTGTTAACACACCAAGATTTTCTCAATTCGGTGGCTTGTCAGCTCCAAACAAAGCAGCTATGTCAGGCATGAGAGTTGAGAAACCAGCAGACGGTAAAAAAGTTATATAAAACGGTAAGAGGGTAAAAATATGTCTTCATTAGAAAATATGTCCTTTGAGCAGCGCGATGAACTCGCGCGTCTCATGCAGCAGCTTGCGGACACGCCAGAAACTCGCAAAGATGTTTTGCGTTTGACCAAGAAACTTAATCCTAATATGAATATCGCTGAACTCGATATTGAGGACAACACAAACTCTGCTATTGCACAAATGAGAGCAGAGAATGAGGCACTCAAAGCCAAGTTCGCTCAAAAAGAGGCGGTAGAGAATTTGGAAAATGTCAGACGCAATGTGGTCAAAAAGGGTCTGGTTTCTGAAGAAGAGTTACCACAGGTAGAGAAATTGATGTTGGATAAGCGGATTGCAGACCATGAGACTGCAGCCGAGTATCACAACTGGATGAAACAGGCAGCTGTGCCTACACCAACAGGATACAATCCTTCTGCTATTCGCCAGTTTGATCTGGGTAAATACTGGAAAGATCCTAGAGGTGCTGCACAGCAAGAGGCGGTTAGAGCATTCGCAGACTTGCGTAAGCCTACCCGTCCAATCGGTTTGTAAGAGGGTAGTATTTGTCAGGGCAGAAATGCCCATCTTTAAGGAGTCTTTATGGCTATAGGTGGTGGTATTCTGCCAGCAACAGGGTCAAGTCAGTTTACTGAGTTAACCTACGTTACCCGCAGAGCCTTTATTCCCAAACTTGTTGTACAACTGTACAACTCTACGCCCCTCATGGCTGCTCTGATTGCAAACAGTCAGCAAGCATCTGGAGGTGTTTCTTCTGTAACTGTCCCCGTCCAGGGCGCTCAGTTCGTTAATGCACAGTGGTCTGACTACTCTGGCTCTTTTGCCCAGCCTTCAGTCCAACAAGGTGCATACAACGCTGAATTTGATCTTAAGTTGATGATCTCTCCTGTACCGTTCCTCGGTATGGAAGGTGTGGCTCAACAAGACGCTGCTATTATTCCTCTCATTGAGGCTCGTATGAACGATGCCACCAACGTGATGATGGACGCAATGGCTACGGCTTTGTACAACAACACCACCAACACTCAACAGTTCATTGGACTGCCCGGTGCTGTGGATGACGGTACAACTCTGCAAACCTACGGTAACATTAACCGTTCTACCTACACATGGTGGAAATCCAAGCAGTACGCTGCCGGTTCTGTTAACCCAACTCGTCAAAACATCCTGCAATACATTTCTGGTACTGTGAAGAACGGTGCTGAGATGCCTAGCTTTGGTGTTTGCGGCTTTGGTACATGGACACTGTTGGCTCAAGACTTCGTAGGTCAAGAGCAATATGTCATCACTCCCGGTTCGGGCTTTGATGGCGACAACAACGGCCCTCAAGCAGCTTTCCGCGCTTTGATGGTTGCCGGTGTGCCAATCTATCCTGACCCCTACTGCCCAGAAGGTACGGTTTACTTCCTCAACACTAACTACCTGTCGCTCTACATCCATGAGCAAGGTTCGTTTGTGTTTACAGGATTTGAATCCACACTCCCGAACTGGCAGATTGGTTATGTCGGTGCAGTTTTGATGATTGCCGAACTGGTGAACGTCAAACCTAAGTCGATGACCAAGGTGACAGGTTACAACTACCTCTCGCTGTAAGGAGCATAAAACATGTCATTAGCTCTAAATAAAATCCTACTTGCCAATGCAGCCACTAACACGGCTGGTGCGTTTCTTCAAGGTATTACCATTACTTCTGTTGGTATTGGCAATGCAACCTTGATGAATGCTGGCACATCGTCTGCTCAATTCATTCCCGCTGGCACATACATTCTTCCTCAAACCACGAACAACGTGACCATTGAAGTGAATGCGTATACCAATGCGAATGCAAACTCTTGGGTAACGTACATTGCAGCCAACACTGGCGGTACAGTTATTTCTGATGGATGGAACGTGCGTGGAAACGCAACTACCAGCACTCAGTCTCTGACTCTGTATACGTCTAACGGCGGCAACAACGCTCCCGGTACTTACAATAGTTAAGGAGCAGACATGAACGCAAACAATGTAGGCTCTCGTTACCCAGACTCATTCGGCAATTTTGTTATTGCCAACTCGCAACCTGTTCCGATAAATGCGGTAAGCAATGCTGCGGCTGTGATGTCTGTGGTTGGTACAAGCTACATAGTTCGCCGTGTCACTTTTGCTAACGCAAACGCAAGTGCTGCCACTGCTAACGTAAGTATTCTTACGTCTAGCGATGGCAATGCTGCCAATGCTGTATTTGCAACTACTAAACTTTCAAACATCACAAGCACAACTACTTTTCAAGACATTGCTCCTACCGCGAATGCCGTTTCTAACGTGTACTCGTCTGGCGCTCTGTGGGTAAAAG